TTGCTGGCAATCCGCGTCCCCCCATACCTTGTTCCACCGGGTCTGGTACTGCCCGTCTGGATTGGATAGGGTTTTGATAATTGCCTGAGTCAGCTTGCCCCGTTGCAATCCTTCCCCGTCGTCGTTGCGGGCGAGGAACTGGTGCGCTTGCTCGCTGTGAACACAGCAGACCGGCTTGTCCCGAAACCAGATGACACCATCTGATTCCTGGCAAACGGACAGCGCCGGGATATTTACGCTGCCGCCGATGGTGATTCCTTTAAGCCGCTTATGGATAATATACTCCATTGTATCTCTCCTTTTATGTTCGTTTTATTGGGCTATACTAAGAAAACAGGGGCCAGACCAGCGGAGTTGCCCGCAAACGGAGTATCCGAGAATGTGACAAAGTACGAGTCATCAAATCTCCATACTGACCGAGACCAATAGTCTACATTTTCAGAATGAGCGTCCGAGTCTTCCAGGTCTTGTGTGCCATCGCAGGCGTACTTATCCATGGAGTTTCCCACTGCGTAGTAGGTGTACTGTGTCTGATATTTTGATTCATCCTCATTCGCAAATCCCTTTTTCCCCATACCCTCATATTCACTAAGCAGAGGGAGAAAGTCTATCGACGCAGTTATCGCTTCTTCTGTACCGCTGGATTTACCGGAATTATCCGTATACTTAATGATTGGCTTCATGACCGCCCGCAAATCACTTGGGAGTGCCGCCATTAAAGTACCGGGTACTGGGTTGGTCGCGGTTCCAATCGTCGCGTCATACCCCTCGTTGCTAGAATCCTTGAGAGCCCCGTATCCACTGGGTGCTATATCGGTGCTGCCAAGAATATCATACCGTAGGTCGCTGCCTTTCCACCCACCGTATATAACGCCATAATCTGTGGATGAAGATGTCCCATAATGGTTGATGTTGAACGCTTTTGTCCCATCCTCAGCACTGGGGTAGTTTCCAACGTCATAATAACCATCGACCAGGCATACATCGACGCCGCTTTTTGTCTTAAACGTTCCGAAGCTGATGCCTTTGCCCTCAAGTTCACTGTTGTGGTCGAAGTCAATGATATATACATATAGTGTCGTATCCAAAACCACCGTTCCCACTGTGCCTTTGATATCTACCGCTTTAGTATCGCCCACCGCCCAGTAGCTAGATGCCGTTCCTTCGGCGCTGGCGGCGCTGATATCCGCCCACGAGGTCTCGTTAAGGGGCGGGGTGAGAGAGACCCCGCAATACAAATTAAAAACGCTTCCCACGCTTGTCCCTCCTTTATGCCACACGGAACACCGGGGCGAAACCGAGGGAATAACCGGCGTCTGTTGAATTCACGGAGCCTAAGTTGTTTATGTAGACAAAGCTATATGAATCGCCGTAGTATGGGGAGCGTGTCCACCAGGTTCCTTCAGTATACGTTGAATTTGCGTAGTAATATTTCACTTTTGAATTGCCACTGGCATAATAGGTATATTGGGACTGATACCACTGCTCATAGTAATTAGCCAGCGAATACTTCCCAGTCACTTCGTACTCACTCAGCAGAAAGATTTTGTCGGAAGTTGACGAAATGGAGGACTCACTACTCGATTTGCCCCCAACGTTGTCTGTATAAATCGTTGTATAGGCAATAACACTCCGAAGTGCGCTTGGCAAGGCGCTCAGGAAAGCGGAGCATATGGTATTTCTCATATAGGAACTAGCCCATCCGCCCTGGTTTGTGGCTGACCTATACATAACAAAAGCCGCATTGTAGCAATCTTTGTCAAAATACTTATCGACAAACACAATGTCTTTTCCTGTGTTTACATTCTTACCAAACTGGAATGTGATGCCGTACTCAGTCCCGGAATCACTGTGGTTAAATGCGATAATGAAGCAGTCGTATGTTCCAGAAAAAGCCAAACTTCCCACTGTCCCGCTGATAGCGACGCTCACCCTGTCTCCAACCGACCAATAGCTCGACCCAGCCCCAGTCTTAGCAACGCTTTGGATTTGTGCCCAGGAATTGTTTTTAAGCGTAGAGGATATGAGACTCACGGATACACTGACCGTCCTGGATGCAGGCGCTGTGTAGTTCGTATCTGCGCCACAGGAGACCGTAATTGTGGCGCTGCCGGTTGCTTTTGCGGTAATCGTAATGCTAGTACCGCTGACGCTGACAGTTGCCACACTGGAATTACTGCTGGACGCGCTGATAGCGCCGCTCCCAGACCTGGTCGCTGTAACAGTATAGGAGGACGCCGAGGAAAAGCTGTGACTATAGGTGCTCAGCGTCAAGCTGCCAGTTGCCTTCCCAATCGTCCATGTAACCGATTTTGCAGCGGTGGTACTATCGCTCCACTGATAGTTACTGGTCGGTGTAAATGTTACGGTATAACTCCCCGCATTGGTGGCACTGGTCGTACCGCTGATAGTCATTTTTGCCGTATCATACCCGCTCCACGACGGACTCTGCGCGCTACCGGAATAGGTCAGCGTCCCAGACTGGCTGGGCAGCGCCACAGTAGCCCGCTCAATAACCCATGTTACCTGTCTTCTTTCAGCCGTAACTCCATCGCTCCACTCGTAGAGTTCTGGGTCGTTGAGCTTAAACTCCACATTACGACTACCCGCACTGTAAGCGGCGTAGACACCGAGGAGAGTCATCTTGTCGGTATCGTAGTTGTTCCAGCTAGCTGACTGGGAGGAACCATTGTAAATCAGAGTTCCTGCTTGGGTAGGGACAGGTACACTGATTTTTGTTGCGGTGGTGCCTTGGGACACAGGCGTTTTACCAAAAAAATTGACTATATTGAATACGTTACCCATCCTGCACCTCGATTCGCAGGATATACACAATCAGCGACTCCGTGGGAACGGTGTCACAGGTAAACTTTATAGTGCCGTTCTCTGTAATATTTTGCGCCTTTACCCCGGCGGTGCAGTAGGCCGCCATGGACTTTGGTGCTGGCACCACGATATAGTCATATCCATTCACCACAATAGAGGTGTCGGACACATCTTGGTAAGTAGCGGAGGAGGATGTCGTACTGGTACTGCTGCTCGTTCCGGCTGCCCCAGTCGTCAAGGCTTCCTCAGTATTCCATTCCTCTGGGGTAAGTGTCACAACGAGCTTCTTTGCCTTTTCCGACGCTCCAACGTCTGCCGCTGTGGGCGTCCATGTATTCGGTCTGGCTCCAATCTCGTCCGCAGTATAGGACGGCTTGTTGGTTGCCTTTGCCCACGACGGCACCGTCGGGTCGGTTTCCACATACGACTTCAGATACCCGGAGTCATTTTCCAGTTCGCTCACCTTTGTCGGGATGGCGTCCCGAATATCTGAGTGGGCGATATCGCTGGTATTATGTGCGCTCATCGCAGCATCTGTCATATCATTTACATATGTGCGATTCGCCGCGTCGGCACCGGCTGTCGGACTCGCAAGGTTTGTGACCTTGTTTCCGCCCATGTCTAAATCCCCACTCATAGTGTCCCCGCTCTTAGACACCTTTTCGCTGTTTAGGTTGTTTAAAGCGGCGTCGATTTTTACCATATTGGAGTCATCCGACCCGTTCATCTTCTTCCGCCAGTCAAGAAATCTGGTAGCATCGTCGTCTTCTAAATACAGTCCATACTTCTCTGTCTCGCTCATATCGCGTCCTCCTTTCTCTCATGCCCCAAAAATGAAAGTCGTGTTTTATATGCAAAAACTGCCACCTATGTACCAAGTGTCAGCGTTTTCCCATATTGATTTCCTTACCCGGCACAGCACATCTCCCATCTCACTAGGTCTCTCCTGCCTCCCCGCCGCACAATGCGTTTCCACTCCCGCACCAGCCGTTCGCCCCTAAAGAGCAGGCGGTAGAGATGGTAGTTGCTGCAATGCTTCAGCTGCCCAATCCTGGACAGCAGACTCGCCGCCAGGTGGAATGACACCTTTTTCCCTGCCTTTCGCAACCTCCGGTATTTGGCAATAGCCCGTTTAAGCGCCAGCAGATTTTTCTTCCTCGGGATACAAAATTCCCGTCCATAGCGGTAGCCTACCGCGTCTGGCAATCGTCTCCTTGGCCTTGTGTACCCATTCCTAGGCGAAGCCAGCTTCTTCCTTGGGCAGCTCCCCGCCACCCGGAAAATCTGCCAATCCCCTTTCAGTTCCAGTCCATGGTCTTTGAGCCACTGGCCCACCATCTTTTTCAACCTTCGCAGCTTTCGCTTGTTGGAGCCGAAAATTGTCAGGTTATCCATATAGCGCTCATAGTGGCTGCACAGCCCGCTCTGCCGTATCATCTGATCCATAGGCTGTAGGACGGTGTTGGCAAACCACTGGGAGGTATACGACCCGATGAGGATACCGCCTTTGGTTACCTCACAGATGATATCCAGCACCCGCCGGTCTTTGATGAGATGCCGCATCCGGTTCATCACCACCTCCGGCTGTAGGCTGTCGTAGAAGTGATAGATATCCCCGGTGAACTCGTACTTGGTGCCCGGGATATCCTGACTGACCCAGCGTTGAATGGATGCTTTGGCAAAGCTGGTTCCTCTGCCCCGGATACTTCCACAGCAGTACGAATCCATGCCGCGCATCATCACCGGTTGCAGCACCTGCACCAAGGCGTGGTGGACATACTGGTCGGGCCATTGGGCCGGTTCGCTGATATTCCTCCATTTCTGGGAGCTGCTATCCCAGTGTCTGCACATTCTCGGTGTCTGTGCGGTAAACCCGTTCTCGATGATATCCCGTAGCTCCGTGATACGCTCGTCCTTTGTTCGCTCCACCCAGACTGTGGTTTTGTTCAGTCGGTGGTTCCCATGCCAATGGTGGGTGCGGTTCACCTCCTCCACTGCCAGTCTTAAATTTTTCTCAGAGATGAGTTTTTCATATAATCGTCCTTTTCGGTTCAAGGGATTTATTATCCTCCTTTTAGCTAGACGGACGTTCCATCGCGCCGCCGGGGCTTTATTTCCCCGGCGGCGTGTACTAGCCCGCTCCCTTTAGCTGATTTTCACCATGAGGTGCGCGAAAGCCTGTGCATGATATGTTGAGGATTGTTGTTAGCCAAACGCAAGGAAGCGCGACCCGATGTTGTCCCTGGCGTTAGTAGACCCGTTACAGTTCACACAGAACAACCCGTAGTTGTCGTTGGGGTTATAGTTGCCGCCAGCGTACAAGCAGGGGAACCTGGAGTTGAAGTTCCAGTCATCCGCAGAAAACACACACCGGATACCGCACAGGCAGTCCCGTTTTCGTACTCAAAGTATTCTTTTATTCCCAATCCGCGAGGGGGATTGCCGCTCCCCCTCGCGAACCCCCTTTAGGGGAGTTTTTGGAGGCGCGACCCGATGCCGTCCCCGGCGCTAGCAGACCCGTCACAGCCCACACAGAACAACCCGCAGCCGTCGCCGGGGTCATAGCTGCCGCCAGCGCCCAAGCAGGGGAACCCGGAGTTGAAGTACAAGTAGTCAGAGACGTAGGTGTCATAACTGGAAGTCATTTCATCACTCTCAGACGGATAAACCCACTGCACACCAGCCGATTCTACTACGCTCATAGCCTGGGGTAAACCACCTGTCGGTTCGCCAATATACACGCCGCCCTCGGTATCGCTGAACTCCGCCGGATTCATGATAACCTTCATGCCGGAGGTCGGCTCATCATCGGTATCATCCGTAGAACCATCGTCTTCTAAGTTCGCGGCGTTATCAGCACCCATCAACTGTAGCACACCTTGGTTGTCGCCGCCAAAGTAGTAACAGCCATCTACCCAGTCAAACACATCGTCCCACAGGCCCTCGATGTATCGGTACTGCACGCCAACGCCAGCGGTGGCTCGGTCGGCCTGCATGGTGCCGGTGTGATAGGGCATTGTATCCGACGCGCCTACCGCCTCTGCGCTGCTGCCGTTGCCGCAGCCGTAGCCGATGGTGGCCTGGCTGTTCCAGTTGGCGTACTCTACTAAGTACAGCATCTGGATAGTCAGCCGCATCGCCCAGTCGGACTGCCACACGGTAGTCCCCAGGGCGTGGATGCCCTCTCTGGCGGCACTTCTGGTAATAGTCGTCACCGGGCTTTCGCCGGTGGTGGACTTGTAGCCCTCGGCGCTGTGGTAGCGACCGATGTATACCACGTTCCGCTCGCCCTTGCCGTCTCCCCGGTCTGCATGAGCCGGAGATGTGAAGAACCCCTCATGGGGCTCGTTAGAAATTTGCAGCGCCAGGGACTTGTCCTCTCCCAGCGTCCAGCGGTAGTAATACTTGGGAATCGCCACCAGTTCTCCTGCTTCATCGTCGGTCACCCGCGCCATTCTCGACCAGGGCCGGATGGTGTCGAATGGGGAGCCATAGGTCTCAGCGCCCGCCACATAGGGCACCGGGTCGGTGAACCCCGCCGCGTCATCGGTTCTGGTAAACTTGGTCGTCTCACTGCCGTCCCACACTACGCCATAAATTCCGGTTGAGCCGTTCTCCCGCATATAGTCCGCATAATTAGACCATCCATCCGCTGTCTGGTACGCCGACAGCGTGCCCTTTGGCACAAAAATGGTACAGTCATCTGGGATTGCGCCAAGTCCGCCAGACATTGAAGGCGGCGTCTCCGCTAGCATTCGTATTTCCGTAAGACTGTAGCACGAGTTGAAGGTAGAGGAGCCGGAAACGCCCTGAGATAAATTTGAAATTGCCATTATTGTCCACCCCTATCCTAAGAGACTTGAATCGTTTTGACGCGAAATGGTTGCAAACTCCGTCACACTCGCCGGGATAGTTACGCTGGTTAGGTTAGAACAGTCGCTGAGCGCGTAACTCCCGATTTCCGTCACACCCTCCGGGATGGTTACGCTGGTCAGGTTAGAACAGTCGCTGAGCGCGTAACTCCCGATTTCCGTCACACCCTCCGGGATGGTTACGCTGGTTAGGTTAGAACAGTCGCTGAGCGCGTAACTCCCGATTTCCGTCACACCCTCCGGGATAGTTACGCTGGTTAGGTTAGAACAGTCGCTGAGCGCGTAACTCCCGATTTCCGTCACACCCTCCGGGATGGTTACGCTGGTTAGGTTAGAACAGCTCTGAAATGCGAAAGCTGAGATGGCGACGGTATCACTGCCAAGATTCACGCTCTCGATAGTTTCCAAAAACGGTGAAAGCACCCCATCGTTGTAACCAAAAATCGTGTATCCGCCGATAGTCCACACCGTCCACCCCAGGGTCAGTTCAGCGTCCTCTTTGGCCCGCGCGATGGAGATGGTATACTTTCCCACCGCGCCATACTTGTGGCTGATGGTGGTATCCCCCTCGCCTGTCAGGGTCTCAACGTCGCTGCCGTCTCCCCAGTTCACCGTGAACCCTTCGTCCACGCTCTGGTGCAGATACAGCGTAAAATTTACCCGCCGCTCATGGCGAACGTGGATGTGAAGCCGGGTAGCTCCGTCGTCGGTGACATACGAAGCCCCCACATTAACAGGCCGTCCGCACTTCTGAATGCTCTCCAAATTCCAATTCCATCCTTGGCACACAAGCCCGTCGTGGGAGGGTAGCGGCGGGAGCTCAGTCAGCTCCGCCGCCTCGGCTACGGTGTAGGAGTATAGCACAGTTCCGTCGTAGTCCAGGAAGTTCACCTCGCTCTCCACAGTGGAGGGAAGCTTGGACACCGCCGCTTCAATGCTTCGAATGGCCTCCGGGATAGTTCTGAAGGCTATCTGTCCCTCCGTAGCTGTCATTTCCCGGACAGCGTCCGCAATGCTTGTTAAGGTTTCACCCTTGATAGTGTAGATATCACTCAAAATATCACCTCGCTTCTGTTTCACGTCCTGATGATTTTGATTGTCCCCGTGGCATCCAGGGGAATTTTTTCGTTGCTATAGATGGCGATAACGCCCTTCGCCCACACCTTGGCATAGACGGGGTAGATATGTGTATCGGAGTGGAGGTACACCCACACCGTATCGCCCACAGCGGCGTCGGCGTACTCGATGGCGGTGGCATAGGTGATGGTCTCCGACGAACCGCTGGTCATTTTCGTAATCTTCCCCGTATCAGTTATGTCAATTGTTCCGTCCAAATTAACGTCTGCCAGTACCTTTTGAAGTGATGTATATCCTTCCCCGTTTGCCGCTGGTATCAACATCGAGGTCATTGCATCCGACCCGCCGTCTGTACTGGTGTCTATCGTCCCGTCCATGTTGACGTCTCCCAGTAGGTACATCTCATCAGACAGCCTGGTGGCAACGGTCGTCCAGCCGGAAAGTCTGATTTTAGTCCGCTTCTCCAGCGTCACCATCCTTTTGAGCCGTTTCGTCAGCTCGCCCATCCTCCGTCACCTCCTTCTCCTCAATGTTTTCAATCGGCCCAAACTGTGGGAGTTTGGCGGCTCTGCGCCGCCGCTGTACGTCTAAATCGTGCTCTGTCATACCTTACTCCTTTCAGCGTTATTACGCCATCTCTTCCGCCATTTCAGTATTGCGCAACGAGGACCATGTGTACGGCTCGCTGCCGTAGTACCGCAGGTCTTCCTCCGGCGCATCCGTCGGATACGGGCTGTAAGCTTCGTTGCTCGGAATACGGTGGTCTTCCTCCCCGGCATTTTGCGGCAGCATCGACCAGGGGAAATGCAGATATGTCCATCTGATGTAGTCCGGCTCTTTGATATACTCCCCATCATCGCCAACATGGACGGGGTCGTCCCAGGTGCAGTCCACGTTCGTCCAGTTATCGTCTCCGCTGCTATACTGGCCTATGGTGTCGTCGAAGTTCACCATATTCCATGCGTGAAGGGTGCTAGGCTCCACCTTCCCGGTGACTGCCACGCTCTCAATCCCATATCGGGCCGCCAGCCACTGGTAGGCGAGGGTATACGACATGCACACCGGGGAATTGAGTCCGCCGGACAGCGCCGGATACATCGTCTGGTCGAGGATTTCTCCGTTGCTCTCTGTGTCGTAGTCAGAGTGGAGCACCAGCCAGTCGTGGATGACCTTCGACACCCTAATTTTCTGGTCAACAGTTAGACTATCGCCGGGCGCAACATTGTAAAGCTCCAGCACCTTGGCGTCCACCTCTGCTGCCGTAGCCTGGCAGGTAGCCAGCATCTCCTCCTGTTCAGTGTGGGTGTACAGGGGTACGGCGAGGGAGATGAGGTTGCCGCTATCATCGGATTGAGTGGCCCAGCTTGTCACAGCCAGCAGCTCCGGGTTGTCTCTTGCCACACGAAAATAGATGTGCATCAGCGTGTCACTGCTTGTCCCTTTGTAATAGTTGTCTTTGGTTATACCCTCAAACTGGGTGAGCGGGATACGAAGATACTCTGCATCATTGCTTCCTGAAAACGTAGTGGTATACACAGTCCCCCCAACCGTTACCTTGCTCACCCGGTCGCCTAACCACAGCCGCTGGAAAATCCACTCATACATCCTGACTGGCTGGTCGTTATCCTCTGTGCATTCATCCAGGCACTGTTGGTAGCCGTATGCCCGGATGTAGGGCCGAGGGATTTCATACCCCCCTTCCGTTTCTACCAGGTGGTCGGACACAGCGTCCTCCAGCGCCCCAAGCGCCGCCAGGGTGTCGTCGTCCAGGGCGGCGGATGCGCTGCTCTCGCCTGTGGGGATGGCCGTTACCCTCCTTGCCATCTCCGTCAAAGACAATGCGCCCTGGGTGAGACTCCGGTTTCGGATGGCATCCGCCAGGGCAGTCAGAGTGTCGCCTTTTACAGAATACAGCTTATCGCTCAAAACGTCTCCTCCTCAGCACTGGGCAGTGCCGCCAGCACCGCCGCCACGATTTCCTCCTTATCTTCATCTGTCCAGTAATCAGTGCCCTTGACCGGCGTGTCGCCCTTTTCTCCTCGGGCGGCGGGGACATACAGGCCGTCCTCCCTCTGCTCCATGGCGTTCCCCTCGTCCTTCGACAGCTGAAGCTCAAAGGAGATTCCGTCGCCGTCCATGCTCAGGCTGTCCAGCTTGGCTTTGTCCTCCGCGCTCATCAGCCCGGCGACCAGCTTCGTAGCGTTCGAGCCCTTGCCGTACAGCACAGTCCCCATGTACAGTTCCTTTTCGTCAGTCACCCAATACAAAGTGTTGCTATCCTTGGAAGCAATTGCGTTATACTGGGCCAAAGTGCCTCTTTTGAAATATACTTTTGCCATTTAATCACTCCTCACTCATGGTATCCCATGCTTACTCGTCTGAATCGCCGCCGGTTGCGCTGTCCGCGTCGCCGCTCTCAGCGCCAATGTGTTGATTCAGCTTGTTCTCCATCTCTTGGATTTTCTTCTGGATGTCCTGCTGCATCTCATAGACCATCTTTAAATTCCGGCACGTTCATCACCTCCATTATTTTCGGCCCATCCTGTTACTCATCGCCGGTCAGATAGGAGACATCCCGCAGCGTCATATCGTCATAGGAAGCCAGCGTTTTCTCGTCCATATCCCGCAGCAGCCTTGCTCCCTGAAGGTCTATGCTAATAGATTCTGGTACGCCGATTCCAATTTCGTTCTCCTCCGCATCGCACAGATACGCCACATAGATTTCCGAGTCCACGTCTAGCCCCATGTCGCATCCCACCGCAATAGGCTTTTCTGCCTTCATCTCGCCTATATCGGACGCAAGCCCGATTTCAGCTCCAACGTTCAAAACCTTTTCTGCGGTAACGCCTAAGAAAACATTTAATGGAATACGGGCAGGCATCGACAGCGGCATCGTATACGGAATAGCTGAGATATAAACCCTGCTGTCTGTCACGCGGGGGCCAATGCGAATATCAAAATGTCTCGTCCTATCCCTCGCGTAAATCTTGTATTCCTTCACGGCGTATCACCCTTAATTTGTGGTGCTGACCACGGAGATTTTTAGGGAGCTCTTCTTAACAGAAATCGTTGTGCCTTCCTCCACTGCTCTGCTGGGGTTGATTTTCCCGTACATCAAGAGAGTACCTCCTGTCAGAGCGTTGTAGATAACATAGTGGGTAATAGTTCCCCAGCTGCCTGTGGACTCTGGGAAATCCAGCGTAGAGCTGTTGGTGACCACACCATTCGCAGGCGTTGACAAATCTGTCAACTTCACCCTGGCATACCCTGTGCTGCTCCCTGGCTCCGTTGCGCCTGTCCCATCAATACTTGGCTCCGTGGTGCTCAGTCCCACATAATATGTGGTGGGAATACCGGGGGAGGTTTTTGTCCGCATCACATTTCCCGCCACCAGATTCGCAAATAGGTCGTATTCACTCGCTATCCCTCCTTTCTTATGCCTACGCGTTCGTTAAAAACGCTTTGTCAATATTGTTTTCCACCCTCATAATGCCTTGCCACGGGATATCCACTATCACATTGTTCTTGTCCGTGTATCTAATTGTGATTTGGTAGATGTATTTCCCCGACAGGTCTACTGTCTTGTCCGGCGTCAGGGTCACTTTCAGTAGGTCGTTCACTTCCCCGCTTCCCGTATCCTCGCTGCTGAGGGCCATATCCTCCGAGATAACGGTTTTGCTGGTGCGGTTGATAAAGCTGACCACGGAGAAGCGGGCCTCACAGCCGGTCAGGTCTTGGGCTGCATCCGCGACGCTGTTGTAGACGTGGAAAACCAGTTCCTGGGTGGAGCCGCCTACCAGGTCGATGGTGGGAAGGGTGTAGGGGTCGTACTTCTCCACAGCCATTGGTTACTCCTCCTCTCGCTCCTGACTAGCGGGGTCGATGATGTCTAGGCCATCCAGCGAGTTCAACACTTCCTCCAAAACGGAGATGCTGCCGCTGAGGTTTGCCAGATTCTGCTTCCCGCTGACGGAGACATTGTTTAGTGCGTTCAGCACGGCGTACAGCCGCTGCATGATGTTATCCTTCATACTTCAAATTCCTTTCATCTGATTTTGGACATAAAAATACCTCCGCCCAATCTGTGCGGAAGTTGGTGCTACGGACATCGTTTCCAGCCGCTGCTGTAAATCCATGGCGTGGCTTTCACCCACTTAGTCCCGTTGTGTATCCAAGGGGTGGCCTGTACCCACTTAGTCCCGTTATGTATCCAGACATGACCTGTTGTCTCTGTCTTCGTCCATTGTGCGGTCAGCGTTAAAGTCCACCCGGAGGTCGTTCCTGTTACAGAAGCGGTCTCCCCTTCATAGTATTTCTTTCCGTCGCTACCAGACCAATATGTAAACGTGTATCCGCTTTTGGTTGGCCCAGATGCCACCACAAAATAAAGAGTAGATGACGATGTGCTGGAAGGCGAGGCTGTCGCAAGATTTGTTGTCCCGTCAACATATTGAACCGTAACCTTATAGGTATTGACTTTTGTCCATTGTGCAGTCAGTGTTACGGTATAGCTAACAGCTGCAAAGGTGTGTTCCACATAGTCGCCTGGATCGTAGTTGTTTCCATCATCCCCGGACCAATAAGAAAATGTATATCCGCTCCTCTGGGGGGTAGTCACCGGTATTCGCACGCTCTGGGTCGTGGATGTGCCATGTGAGTAGTCGTTGGATGGCACGTTATACGCGTCATCCGGCACAATGTAGTTGACATAGAGTGTGTGGCTGGCGGGGGTGCTGACGACCTCCAGCCGAATCTGGATATCCGACATAGAACTGGAGTAACTGAGGGAACAGGTGGTACTGGTCTGGTCGTCATTGCTGTCATGGCTCCCATTCTTTGTGACCACCCACTTCGAAATGCTGTATCCGCTTTCAAGAGTTGCAGTGATTTTGATAGAGGTGGTGAACCCGTCGTCATCAAAACAGGCCGTGCTTGTGCCAAGAGGGGACACCGTTTCGCTATAGTTACCTAGAGTAACTTTCAGACTGCTGACTCCGGTAGTAGGCGCGTAGACTCTTAACCGATAGCTCACCTTACACCTCAGCTTTCAATCTGGAAATATAGCTGTCCTGTCGTGCCAGAACTCGAACTTGTTTTGGCAGCAGTACCATACTGCACATCACTAGAAAGGAAAACGTTTTTTGTAAATCGGCAAATAGAATGAAACGCAGTTTCATCGAAGCTAAAAACAGCGTTCCCCCCTGTATTCAGATTGAAGTTCACATATTTCCCGCCTGTTGTAGCATTGCCGCTATAACTGATATTGAAAATCTCGACCTCCGTCGAACCATAATTCCCATACATGGTAAGACCGCCTGTCCAGCTTCCCGCAGTCGTCGGATTCCTCGGGTAAACAGTGAATGTATCTGCATAAACAGTCGGGCTATAAATTTTCTTATTGTCGATAAATGTTCCACCAGAGAACGTCCCATTGGCGATAGCCTCTGCCAAATTTTTTGCGGATTGAGCAGCAGTAGATGCGTTGTTTGCAGCGGTCTGGGCGTTAGACGCAGTATTCGACGCATCATTAGCTGTGCTTTGTGCGCTTGACGCAGCGCTATAAGCAGCGCTGGACGCCAAATTGCTCTCTGTCACATTGGCCCAGTTGATACTGGAGCCAGCCGATAGGGTGATACTTCCTTTGATATTGGCGTTGCCATTGGAATCTACATAAAAGTTATAGCCGTTGGTGGCAGACGAATTAGCCCCTATTTTTAACGCCGTGCCGATGAGCTCCCCACCGGTGCCGTCTACCGTGCCGGTCAACGTGCCGCCAGAGATGGTTCCGGCGGACAGCGTCCCGCTGAAGGTTCCGTTTTTGGCGTAGAAATCCCCATTCTTTTTAACATAAAACGGGGCTGACCCTGGGGATGAATTGCCCGCCCAAATAGCGTAGGCGGAATTAGCGTTGGTGCCGGAGCCATTTAGAGCCACATAACTGGTGGAACTATTGCCGCCGTGAAGATAATTCTCTTCAATTGTGAATCCACCAATTTCGCCGGATGTGGCCTTCAGCTTTCCACGGAAATAGGCGTTCCCTCCATCAATGTCCAGGTAAAAATTGGTGTTGACCGGGAAGCCGTCATCGTCCTTCGTGACAGTTCCGTCGCTGATAAAGGACGGTGTAACGGTTGTGCCGTCCAGAGTGTAGACACTCTTTGTGGCACTCAGCGGTCCGGCTGCGATACCGTATTTAGGGTCAATGAGGATTTGCCCGGCGCTGTCTTTCTGCATGACAAAAGTGGAGTTGTTGAGCCACGCCCCGGAAGAGTCCACCTTGAACTGCATAACACCTTTATCCGTGGCATTCTCCAGTATTAGATTATTGCCCACGATGAGTTTCCCGCCAATAACCTCAGCATTGACGCCAAAATAGTCATAGCCGTCCACATCGGTAGATTTAAAATGCCCGATAGCCAGTTTACTGGAAGCCCAGTTGTCGTCCGACATAGCAATCATGCTGTCCACAATCCGTATCTGGTACTTAGAATCTCCGCCGACGTGGATACCAGCCCCATCAATAACCACACTCTCGTTTGCCGCTCCCAGGATAGTATTCTTCGCCGTCTCCAGAGAACTGGACATGAACTCCGACACCCGAGACATTTGATTAGAGGTCTGACTGTAGATGTACTTGCTGGCGTCAAAACTGCGGCTAGTGGAGTAGCTGGTCTCCAGCATATCTTTCAGGGTGTTCACATTGTCGTGGCGTTTGAACCGATTAGAGAACACCAGTGAGAAACTGCTCCTATCCTCAAAATCCAGTTCAAATTCAATGATGTACGGGGTAATGACCTCCCCGCCACCTACATTCAAGTAGATGCCCTTTCCCAATTCCAACTGGTTGCGAAATGGTTCAAATTCTTTGGCAAATAGAAAGTTCCCGGAGTCAACAGAGAACTCATAAGTAGGCGTTGCCAAGTCATCCAAGATATCCACCGCATACTCATACAGCTCCATCTCCACGGAATACTGCTGATACTCGCTGATATTAGCGGTAAGATACATAGAACCAGAAGCGGTGAATCCCAACCTCGTTCCCTCGTATTCTGCGACGGTTATTTTGCCCCCATTGTCCGCCTCATAAATATGATTCTTGGCAGCTACATCTGTGGAAAAACCGGATAGTGTGCCAGACAGAGTAATCATGCCGCTGGCGGCAGTGGAGCTTCCGACCTTGATAGTCCCTGCATAGAGACTGAGCACATAGCTGTTGTCGCTGGCAATCTCCATCGTCCCCCGGATAACATCGCAGGAGATAGCGTATCCACCTGTTGTGGTAAAACTGCCGCCGGTCAGGGCGTACATATTCTTTCCATATTTTTCCGTTAAGTCCACTCTCGATATGGTAGAGCCTACCACCGTAACAGGCTGGCTGTATAAAGTGTAGAAACTGCCAGACACAGAAGCGTCCACATCCGTCGCTACAAAAGTCTCCTCGGTTAAGTCCTGCTCAATGAAATATTTAGATAGCTCCAGTTGCTCCGCTTCAGTGAAATAGTTGGAAAAAGACAATTCCTGAACAATGGCATTTATCTGTGCCATGTAAGAAGAACTATTTTCCTCATCTAGTTCATCGTTGATAGAGTCCACCACGCCTTGCTGAGTGCTTATCTCCTTCTGTTTGGCAGCAATTTTTTGATTGATTTCAGTCAATGAAGTCTGTACAGACTCCTTGCCCGAATCTGAAATCTCCAAAGCCAGTGCTTGGATATATACACTCTGTTGAGCTGTCAGGGTCTCCAGTTCTCCCTCCAAGTCTGTCAGCGCAGCCTGGGCAGAGATAAGTCTCGCTGTGGCGGAGGCCCGCAGTCCTGTGAGACCACGGTAATAGGACTGGTTGCTCAGAATGCTTTGCTGCCAAGCCACCCATTTAGAAGCCAGGGGGTCTTGGATATCCCCATTGGAAATGAAATAGGACAAATCGTAAATCCAGTTGGTGCCGATTGGGTTCACATTTCGGATACTCAATTCGTCCGCTCCATATGGGCGGATAGCTGTCACCAATTCGTCGCTTTTTTCCTCAATGTCAATGGTATCTAGCAGGTTATCAAAATCCAGATAGATAGGCAGGGTGGGCCGCTCCTCATCCGCATCGTATACGTTGATGGTCTTCTCATAGGTATCGAAGACGAAGACGCAGCGGTACTTCTCCGGGGCGGTGTTGTACATGAAACTGAGGACATAGTCGTCGTACTGGTCGAAGGTGCGATACTTACCTACCAGGGACGAGGACACATACCCGGCGTGCCAGCCGGGAGATACCTCCAAAATCCGGCCCAGCACCGTGTCAGTTGTGGCAGCCGGGTTCCAGAAGTTGAAAGTCCCCTCCTCCAGAAACAGCTTCTTGGACTCCAAGGTCTTCTCATAGGAGTAGCCCTTGACGTGCTTCACCTCCTGGATACCATCCGCCTCGGTAGTGGGATTCAGCGTCACATAGATGCCGTAGCAGTCGGTGTAGATTTGCTTGTATCCAGTCACTCGGTTATATAGGGGGTTCTTCTTACCGTCGATATAGGCGGGGATGTCAAAGGATATCTCGCTGGGCTCTGAAAACTTAATAGTCATCTCCAAATTGTAGACGCCTGGAATGACTCCGATGGTCTTATCCCCCAACGTTTTCAGCATCAGCTCCGGCGTCTCCGGGATACCGTCTTTATCAAAGGCCAATTTGGAATAATTTAGATACATCTCACACCCCCTTTTTATCCTGCCACGTTATATAGGAACTGACCGGATATGGTCAGCTTCCCGTCGCCCTTGATGGTCAGCACATTGTCTCCTGGGACTAAGCGGAAGAAATTCAAGCCGAATCCACCATACAGATTCACCCCTGTCTTCTCCGTAATAATCCCGTTTTTGTTGTCAATGGACACAACATAGCTGCTCACCAGATTTTCCAGTTTAAATTCTCTGTCGTTGTCGCTGGCGTTCACAATGCTCAGCGTTCCGCTTCCGCCTGTATAGCTCAGCTCCGGCTTGACGTACTCTCGCACCGTGCTGTCATTGTAGAAGACGATTTGGTCGCCATCATCACTGCCACTAAGCGAGTAGGTCTTCTCGAAGGGATAGCCATAGGCGTAGGGACAGTCGCACGTTACTGTGGCCTGGAAGGCATAGGGCAGCCACCCCACGCTCAGCGGGGTCAGTTCGGTGATAAGGCACCGGAACTGGACGTTCCCCAAATCCGGCTGGTCAATGGTCAGCCACTGGTAGTTCTGGTAGCCGGTCAGCCACATAGCCACCGCCTGCATTTCATACCGGTCTAGCGCCTCCTCCGACCCGAATACCAGTTTAAACTGTAATGGGGAGCTGTGATAGTTCACACCAAAATGGATGGGCCGAATGCGGTTGTTGGTTCTGGTCTCGATAATATCTGCCTTGTTCCCAAATGCTACGTCGCTCTGCCCCGTTCCGTTAAAGTCATACAGCATCAGTCCATACTGAAGACACGAGACCCCGGCATAGGTAAACTCGTAACTATTGAACAGCTCTCTCACTTCCTTTCCTCTTTAATGCGGCGAGGAGGGGCGTATGCCCCTCCTCCCGTCTAACGCTTAATATTCAGCTGCTCCAGCAGCTCGTTGGCCTGTTTCCTGGTGATAGCTTGGTGTTTCTCCACCGTCTCCTCATTGGTGCCGGTGATATAGGTGTCTCCAAAGGCGATATTTATCTCCTTGTTATTGGAGACGTTGGAGGGAATATCGACCCCGCCATTGGTCAGAGTGCTGGTGCCGCCAGTGATACTGGACAGCCCGGTGTTGTCCAGCAGCTTAGAGAATTTCTCCGAGAGCGTAGTAGCGAACTCGACAAGCCGATAGAGTGCTGACTCCTTCTTCTTGTCCAATACCGCCTCGCCCTTCTCCAGTACCGCCATCACTTCATTCTGCTTCGTCGTAGGCTCGTTGCCCACAATACCGCCCTGGTGGTAGATGTAGTCGCTGTACTTGTCGAACAGCTTCTCATTGCCCACATACCAGGTACCGTCGTCACTACGATAGGCGTTGACGCCATACTGCGGCAGCATCTCTCCCAGTCGTGCGCTATCATCCGACAACGCCTTTTGCGCCGCCTTGGAGGTGGCGTTGTGCCAGGCCAGGCTATTGGCGTACATCCGCTTGATGATGGAGTGAAGCATTTCCTCCCTGGTAGAAGTGTTGTCGCTATCTGTGGTCGCCACCGCCTTATTGATGTTGTCCGCCCCGGTGTCGGAGGTGTCAATGGCAATCGTGCTGGATGTGCTGTTGGCAGTGGCAATGTCGGTTGGCAATGTTTTCATTGCCGAAACGAAGTCGCCATACTTCTGGGCGGCGGCAATCGCCTTGTCCCAGGAGGTCTCCATCTCGGAGACCAGCACATTCCCGTATTCGTAGATGTAATTCTTCAACTCGTCGTGGAGGGTATCCCAGTTCTTTGAGATATAATCGACAGCCTTGTCATAAATTTTCTGCTGGGAGGAGATGCTATCCTCCAGCGTCTTGATTTGGGCGTCCATCTCATTCTCAAACGAATCCTGCATATCGTCCAGAGCGTCCCCCTGGGCGTCCAGAAGGTAGTCCGATTGCTCGTCGGCAAGTTCTTTTTGGAGGTCTTCCATCTCCTCCATCAGCGAGGCTTTCTGAGCCTGGGCGTCCCGGCTGTCATCCAGAGACAGAGCGTTTATCTTCTCCTGGAGTTTGGCGATTTCCTTGGTCTTGTCCGCTATCTTATCCTGATAGTCCGCCTCATCCTTGGCGGCCTCCAGCGCCTTCTTCCGAAGGTCTACATACTCCGCGAAGGAATCTTTAATATCCTCAATACCGTCTATCTCGTCCTCGACCTGCTGCTTAATCATATCCATGACATATTGCAGAACGTCGTCTACGCCCTCCTGCATCTCCTCCAGCTCATCGGTGTATTTCCCCGCCGTCTGTCCGATACCGGAGATGGTCACATTCATCAAGTCCTCGATAGCCAGGAGATTATGGAGCGCCGTCTGATAGCTGGCCTCCGACATATCGCCCATCTGGTACATCAGCGCCAGTTCCGCCTTGGCGAGACCGAAGGTGGCGTCAGAAGTGTCCACTGTAATGCCAAGGAGGTCTTCCAGGCTCTCCTCGGACTCTCCCGTCACCGCCAGTCGCAGCCGCTCCACATAGGTCAGCGCCTGCTCTGCCGCCAGCTGCCGAACCTTGGCCTCCGTCACCTTGTTGATGGTCTCCTCGTTGATGACCAGAAGGCCATTCTCATCCCGAAGATATTTCATGTATTCCGGCCCCAGGTTGATGATTTCCTGGAAAGTGTCTACGCTGATAAAACCACCATTTGCGGCATACTCCTGGGCAGCCTGGTGGAGAACGTCGCTGACGTTCTGAATCACGTCCACCGCCTCGCTGGCCTCGGATACGATTTCCTGGAGGCTGTTGACTATCTCGACTCTGGCCTCCCGGATGGAGTCCTGCAAATCCCACCAGGAGTCAGAGTTATCCTGGTTGGCGTCGTTCAACTCCTCCAGTTCATCCGTCAGCTTCTCTACTTCCTTGCGGTAGGCGTTGTCAGCTTCTTGCTGTGTGTCATAAGTACCCTTGTCCTTTGCCACCAGCTCGTTGATGTGCTCCATATTCTCAATGAGCAGGCTATTGGCGTCGACGTCATACTCGATTTGGAACCCAATAGACCGAAGGTACTCAACCTTGCTCTGGATATAGGCGTCCCGCTCCTCATTGAGAGCGTGCATGGCATTTTGCTCGTC